TGGCTAATAATGAAAACTATACTATATACCCCAATAAAAAATATAAGTGTGAAAAATGGTCTACTACTATACCATTTTCTGGGTATAGAACTGTAAGTGCAACTTTTGTTAAAGTATTCGAACCGTAATGGCAGATAAGATTATAAGTGATATAAATGGCTTAGAGCCTGGGCATATAATAGACTTATTTGAGCTAGATATGTCCACAGGAACGGCTGCAGCTTCCCAGCCTATATTCAGATGGCACTCTGGACAAAACGAAAACTTACAAGAAATAGTTTGGCAGGGTAATAGATACTCTGCTTTTCCTATTGTAGCAGAGGGTTTTGAATTTTCTGGAAAAGGAGCTATACCTAGACCTAGTTTAACAGTAGCTAATATAACTACTTTATTAACTTCCGTTATAGAATCTTATGATGATTTAGTTGGTTCTAAAGTTACTAGAAAAAGAACATTTGCCAAGTATTTAGATGCTTATTGTTACTTAGGAGGTTATCCCTCTGGAGGAGTATGTAGTGGGGAGTCAGGAGGTGCTCCCTTCAGTTTAAGTAAATCAGACTGCCTAGACTCTACAAAAAATGGGGGCGTAGGTACTTGGACTGCGTATACAGCAACTACTTGTGGTAGTTGTAGTGTTGCAGGGCATACTACCAAAACAGCTTGTGAATCTAACTCGGGTACTTGGACTCAAGGTATTTGGTATGCAAGTGCTTTAGCAGATGATACAGCAGACTTTGCTGAAGAAATATGGTATGTTGACAGAAAGGCAGTAGAAACTAGAACCCACATACAGTTTGAATTAACTGCAGCACATGATGTTCAAGGAGTTAAACTACCAGCGAGATCGGTTATTGCTAATTTATGCCCTTGGAAATATAAGGGTGTAGAGTGTGGGTACTCGGGAACTAACTATTTTGATATAGATAATAATAGTACTAATAGTGCAGGGGATGTTTGTGCCAAAAACTTTAGAGCGTGCGAACTTAGATTTCCAGAACCCCAAGAGATACCTTTTGGAGGGTTTCCTGGAGCTGGCATGAATATGGGGTAGAAGATGGAGAATACTACCTTAGAAGAATTTAGAAATCATACTAAAGAAGAATACCCAAAGGAAGCATGTGGCTTTATAATAGTGAACTCTAGAGGTAGAGAGCAGTATCATAGAGCTAAAAATGCAGCTGAAAACTCGGAAGAGCACTTTATTATAGATCCAGTTAGTTACGCAGATGCAGAAGATAGAGGTGAGATTATTGGAATATGTCATTCTCACCCAGATGCTACTAGTGAACCTTCAGAGGCAGATAGAGTATCTTGTGAAGCTACAAATAAGCCTTGGCATATACTTAGTTGGCCGCTAAACCAACTTTATAGTTGGGAGCCTGATGGGTACGAAGCACCTCTTATTGGTAGGCAATTTTCGCATGGAGTTCTAGATTGTTACACATTAATTCGAGATTACTACAAACGAGAATTAAATATTAATTTGAAAAATTATTTTCGAGAAGACGAGTGGTGGGAGAAAGGAGAAAATCTCTACGTAGATAATTTTAAAGAGCAGGGTTTTGTCCAGATACTTGATGAAAACGATTTGCAAAAATATGATACATTTTTGATAAAATTAGTTTCATCTGTGCCTAACCATGCTGCAATTTATATTGGAAACGACACTATTTTACATCATGTTTATGGTAGGTTATCAAATAGACAAATGTACGGGGGGTATTGGCGTAAGCATACCACGCATCACTTAAGGCACAAATCATTATGTTAAAGAAAGTTACACTATACGGTGAGTTAGCAGAAAAGTACGGTAAAAGCTGGAGCTTAGATGTTAGTTCGCCCTCGGAAGCAGTAAGAGCTTTATGTGCAAATAACCCTGGATTTAAAAGTTTTCTATCAACATCACAAGATAGAGGTATGGGTTATAAGGTGATGGTTGGAAAAACCTACCTACAAAACCAAAATGAAATTTACGACCCTTCAGGTAGACAAGATATAAAAATTATACCTGTAGTACTAGGAGCTAAAAAAGATGGATTAGCAGCTATATTACTAGGAGCTGCTCTAATTTATTTTAGTGGTGGGTTGGCTACGGCTGCCGTTACTGGAGCTACTGCTGCTGGAGCTTCTGCTGCGACTGCTGCTACAATAGGAACAATGGTAAGTGGTGCTGCGATGAACATAGGAGTAGGCTTAATTAAGGGAGGAATAGCACAAGCTCTAGCTACTACTCCAGAAGAAATAAAGGATGACCAGAATTATTCTTTTAATGGAGCAGCAAATACTGTAGCACAAGGAGTACCTGTACCTATTTGTTATGGTCAGTTAATGATTGGGGGAGCAGTAATAAGCTCAGGAGTAACATCAGAGAACTATAGTCCATAGGAATATTATGAGTGAACAAGATTACATTATAGGTTACGGTGGTGGAAAAGACAGCAAAGGAGGGGGCGGTCAGGAAGACCAGAACACCTTATTCTCCACTGCAAAGGGTAGAGTAGTAGATCTATTGTCTGAAGGAGAAATTAGTGGGTTACTAAATGGTAAAAAATCTATTTTTATAGATAGTACTCCTCTACAAGATGCGGCTGGAACAGATAACTTTGAGGGGGTCTCTTATACTACAAGAGTTGGTACTAATAGCCAAACACACATTCCAGGATTTGCGGGTACTGAAACTACTATTGCGGTAAATGCAATAGTAAACAAGGCTACACCCATAGTTAGGTCGTTTACTTCTAGTATCGCAGATGCTGTTAAAGTTGGTATATGGGTTCCAGCTTTAACAGATGCTGATAATGATGACGGCAATATTCATGGTTCTTCTGTTTCTTTTAAAATAGAATTAGATAGAAATAGTTCAGGAGCCTGGGCAACAGTATTTAATGGTAGTATTAGTGGTAAAACTACTCAGAGATTTGATAAGAGTTATAGATTTGATATACCTGCTTCTTTTAAAACAGCAGGATTTACTCAAATTTCAATAAAAGTTACTAGAATTTCCGCAGATGAAACTAGTGCTAAAGTAGTAAATAGTCTATATTTCGGTGACCATACTATAATTGTAGATAACAAGTTAACTTATCCAAATAGTGCTTTAGTAGCTATGCAATTTAATGCGGAACAATTTGACTCTATACCTACTAGAGGTTACGAAGTAAAAGGTATAAAGATTAAAGTTCCCGCCAACTATACTGCATATGACCCAGGTCATTGTTCTATTGGAGGATATCGACGTAAGGACAATTGTGTAGCAGCAGGGGGTACTTGGACCGGTACTACCGTAGGTACCCAATTATACAACGGCTCATGGAATGGAACATTTACTACTGCCTGGACTTGTAATCCCGCTTGGATTTTATATGACTTATGCACAGAAGAAAGATACGGTTTAGGAAAATGGTTAAGTACTTCACAATTGGATAAATGGGCATTGTACGAAATAGCAAAGTACTGCGATGCAGTAGATAATAGTGGTAATTTTGTAGGTGTAGATGATGGTTGGGGTAATAAGGAAGCAAGATTTACTTGTAATTTATATTTACAATCCGCCGAAGAGGCGTACAAAGTAATTAATGATATTGCAGCAGTATTTAGAGGCTTAACTTATTGGCAAGAGGGAATGATAACTCCTGTTCAAGATGCTCCTAAAGACCCTGTAATGACTTTTGGGGATGCTAATGTTATTGACGGTCAATTTACTTATGAAGGTTCATCTAGAAAACAAAGACATAATGTTGCTAAAGTCAGTTGGAATAATCCCGAGGACTTATATAAGCAAAATGTAGAGTACGTAGAAGACGCAGATGGTATTACTGCTGCAAACAATCAAATATTCTCGAAAGATATTAGAGCTCTAGGCTGCACGTCACAATCTCAAGCTCGTAGAGTGGGAAAGTGGTTATTACTTACCGAAAAACATGAAACTGAAATATGTACTTTTAAAACGGGTATGGAAGGAGCGGGGGTTCGTCCAGGTGATATAGTAAAAATAGCTGATTCAGGTAGAGCAGGTAGAAGGTATGGTGGTAGAGTAGCTGCCGGTAGTACAGTTAATATGGTACAATTAGATAGTCCTACTCCTGTAACAAATGCAAAAATTTATAAATTATCCCTATTAAACACAGAAGCAGCATGTGTACGAGATGGAGTAAAACAATCTGAAACTACTCAAGAAGCATGTTTAAATGCTCATATAGATAACGAATGGAAACCTTATACTTGGGTTGAACAAAGAGACACTACAGCTGTTACTGTAACGGAAAATGTAACTCAACTAGGTATTCCTACTGCTTTTACTAATGCTCCTACTACTACATATATGTGGATACTAGAAGAGATGGGCACTGTAGAAGCCCAAGACTTTAGAATATTAAATGTAAGAGAAACTGAGCCTAATATTTATGAAATATCCGCTTTAGAATATCACGGAGCAAAATATGATGCAATAGAAAGTAATATAGAGTTTTCTTCTAAGTCTACAAGTAATTTGCCAGACCCGTCAGCAACAGTCCCTGAGCCTAGAGACTTAGCAGTTAGTGAAGAATTATATACAGATTCAAGAAACTCTGTAAGAAACAGAGCAACTTTTAGCTGGAAGCCGCCGTATACTCCTGGTACTAGTACTTTGTATCCATACGTTGCATCTTACTATGTAGAGTGGAGAAGAACTGCACCTAACATAACAAACTGGTCAAGTATGGGAGAGACAACTTCTACTAGTATAAATATAGATGACGCTCCCGCAGGAAACTTAGAATTTCGAGTTAAAACAAGAAGGATTTACTAATGGCAGGAAATATTTATTCTAAATACGCTACTAAGACTGCTACTGTTACAGGTAAAAGCACTAAACCTGCTAATATAACATTCAATGCTCCTGTTGTACACTCTGCCACAGGAGGTATAACGTTATCTTGGAATGAGATTACTACTACTTTAGATTTTAA